ACCACATGGAGACTGAGAGGATTGAGGTGAGTGACGCTTACAGGCCTGAGGACGCATGGGAGGACGAGCACACCCGATTCATGACAGTGGACTGTCAAAACTACCTAGAGGAGTTTTTCTGTGTGGTTAGAGCCTGGAGCAAGGGTGGTGCCTCAAGGCTCTTGGCATTTCGGCGGGTCAGCTCGTTTGACGAGGTTGAGGAACTACGCAAGGAGTTTGAGGTTGCCCCCCAAAGGACATTCCTTGACGTGGGCTACCAGCGGGCAAGAGTCCTAGCTCAATGTGGCAGGTTTGGCTGGGTTGGTTTGAGGGGGGAGCCCTCTGTGGACTTTGCCCACACTGGCAACGGGCGAACCATCCGCAGGCTTTACAGCAAACCCACCAGGGTGTCCTCAACTGGCAGGGTAGCCCCTCCTGTCTTTCGCTGGAGCAACCCAAGCACCAAAGACATTCTGGCAGCCCTTAAGGCAGGCAAGGCCCAGCCATGGGAGGTGTGCAAAATGGACCCTGAGCTGGCTGAGGAATACGCCAAGCAACTGGACTCTGAGCGCAAAAAGGAAGTCATAGACAAACATGGCAGGGCAGAAATGCGCTGGGTGTCCTTTAGGGCAAACCATGCCTGGGACTGTGAGTGTATGCAGGTGGTGGCTGCCTGCATTGCCAAGTTGCTGATGGATGAGTGACACACTGCCCCCCTTCTATGAATGGGGGACTTGCGCAGCTTCTTAAGGCTCCAGACTGACGCTTGGCTTCTGACACTCAAGGAAAGGGTGGCAGACGCTGTGCTTTCTGGTGCCGTCACCACCTCCTTCTCCAATGCCTCCCAAAGCGGCACCCGTGAGCTAGTTTTGCCCACCGAGGAACTAGCCTCCCAACTCACAGACGTGTTGCATGAGAAGGGCCTAGCCACAGGCACTAAACCTGCCCGCATGACTTTTGCGAGGTTTTCCCGTTAGCATGGAACTCTACGACCACAACGGGCGAGTGCTAGACCTAGCGCCCAAGAAGAAAAAGGCCAACAGCTTTAGTGGGCATTACAGGGGCACTGAAATAGGACGCTACAGAACTTATGTCCCCTACACTGTCAGCGACTCCACCCAAACCCTAAACAGGAGCCAGAGGCGCAGCCTTATGGGGTTTGCCCGCCATTTGTTTAACAACAACGGGCTTGTGAGGGGCGCAGTGTCAGACTTGACACGCTACTCCATTGGCTCAGGGCTGAGGCCTCAGGCACAGTCTGCAGAAGCACAAGCCTATGAGGACTACTTTCAGCAATGGAGTCAAATTGCGGAGGTCACAGGGCAATTCACTTTTGGACAACTCCAAAGCCTAGTGTCTAGGCGAATGGACATAGACGGGGACATTGGCCTCATAATGGTGGGCACTGGCAACAGCTTCCCACAGCTTCAGCTTGTGGAGGCCCACCGCATTGAGTCTGAGACGTATAACGCCAAGGCCCATGACGGTGTCCACACTAGCCCTGCAGGCAGGCCTGTGGCCTATGAGGTGAGGGACGGGGACAGTGACTACCGCCGCATAAGTTCAAACAACTTTATTTTGATGTATGACCCAGAGCGGGTCAGCCAGCTCAGAGGTGTCACAAGTCTCGTCCACGCTATTGCCCACCTGAGGGACATGGACGACTTGTTGGAATTCGAGCTAGTCGGGACCAAACTCAATGCCTCCATTGGCATGGCAATTACAAGCCAGGGTGGCGTGGTAGACGATGGCAGCGCACTAATTGAAGACGGTTATTCAGCAGCAGACACTGGAGACCTCCCGTGGCAGACCTTCGAACCCGGCATGATACCGAGGTTGAAGCTGGGAGAGTCCATTGAGTCATTTGCCTCCAACCGCCCCTCTCCCACCTTTGTGGGCTTCATTGAGCACCTTATTAGAGAAGTGGCCACAGGACTTGGGCTTCCTTATGAGTTTGTCTGGGACATTTCCAAAGGGACAGGCAGTGCCTCACGCTTTGTGCTGGAAAAAGCCCAGCGGCGCTTTGAAGAGAGGCAAAACCTCATAGCCACCAAACTCTGCAGCAGGGTGTGGAGCTGGGTGATTGCCAGGGGCATTAAGCGGGGCGACCTGCCACCCTCAGACAACTGGTGGAAAGTGCGCTGGCAGACACCCAAACGAATTACCGTAGACCTTGGCAGAGAGGCCAAGTCTAACCACGACTCCATCAAGTTGGGCCTCAGAACCATGTCCCAAGACGTGGGTGAGCTAGGCATGGACTGGCAAGAAGTCAGAGGCCAAGTGGAGGCTGAGGCAGTAGACCTGCTGCAGCGGGCAAAGAGACTTTCCAGTGAGTATGGGGTGAGCATGGAAACTGCCATGCACCTCCTGTCACAACGCACACCCAACCCAGTTTTTGCAGACAATGAAACACAGACTGACCCACAAACTGCAGAATGAGGTGTGGGCCATTCGCCCAGACTACCATTCAGCACTGACTGAGGCCTCTGCCTACTTTGACGAGGACGAGGAATACAGCATTGAGCCAAACCGCCCACCCCAAGAAGTGGATGGAGTAGCCATTATTCACATTCACGGTGCCTTGGGCAAAATGCTAGGCCCATGGGAAAAAATGCTGGGCATGACTGATTATGACGACATCTGGCAACAAGTGTCCGAGGCAGAAGCCAGCCCCAACGTCACCAGCATTCTGCTCCACATAGACAGCCCTGGTGGGACCATTACAGGCCTCCCAGAACTGGCTGCAAAGCTTCGCAACGTCAGCAAGCCTTTGGTGGCTTACACAGAGGGCATGGCAGCCTCTGCAGCCTACTGGATAGCCAGCACGGCAGACAGTGTGATTTTGTCCGAGTCAGCAGAGGTGGGCAGTGTGGGAGTCTACATTGCACTACTGGACCAGTCTGAGCACTTGGCCATGAATGGCTTCAAAGTCAACGCCATTTCAAGCGGTGAAAACAAGCTGGACCTAGCTGACTTCAAGCCACTCTCCGAGGAAGCGCAAGCCCGCCTCCAAGCCAATGTCACCAAGTGGCATGACAGGTTCAAGGCAGACATAAACCTCAAACGCACAGCCCCAGAGTCCTCCATGACTGGCTTGACCTATGAAGGCATGGAAGCAGTGCCAACCCTAGCAGACGCAGTAGTCAATGACCTGGACAGTGTCTTGGCACTCATGGCGAACCTTTAACCAATACCAAAAACACATGAAAACCATTCTGGATTTAGTAAAAGCCAACACGGAGCTGAACAGCTTGAGCGCCAAGCTGGATGAGGCCCTTGCTGGCAACCAAACCCTGCAGGCTCAACTAGAAGAGCAAGCGGGCAAACATGCTGAGGAAGTTGCCAAGCTTGGCGCACAGCATGAAGAAGACATCAAGGCCCTTGAAACCAAGGTTGCCTTGCTGGAAGAGACCAACCTTTTGCTTGAGCAGGCACAGGCCACCGCAAGCGAGCAAGCCGCAGACATTGTGGCCCAATGCGGTGCAGAGCCAGTCGAGGAAGCAACCGAACCAGAGCCAGCCGAAGAACTCTCCCAAGACGCACATTGGGACAAATACCGTGCCATTGAAGGACGGGAAGAGCGGCGGGCTTACTACCTCAAACACATTAAACCACTACTTAAGTAGTTGATAGAAAGGAACTTCGAATGGCAAATACTTTGAACGGAATCAACCTGCAGGCGTTGGCTGAGTTATCAGTTGACTTCCTGGGGCAAACATTTGCACCCCTGCGCTCTGTCGCAAGGGATTTTACTGGCGACCCCTCAGGCTCTGGTGAGTCTGTTGTGACTCGATACGCTTCAGCACTCACTGCTCAGGACCTGTCTGGTGGCTACACAGCTTCCGACGTAACCTCCTCCAGTGTAAGCATTTCCCTCAACAACATGAAAGGCTTCTCCATGGGGTTTTCAGATTACGAGGTGAGCCGTGCTGCTGGTGACATTAATTGGTTGACCTCAGTGTTTTTGCAGCCTGCCTACGAAACTGTAGTCGACAGCATAATGACGGCGATTGTCTCAAAAGTGGTTTCGGCTAATTTCTCAAACGCCACCACTTCTGCAGCTTCTGCTTTTGACTCAGATGACATTGCAGACATTGCTGGGGCATTAAGCTCCCGCAAGGTTCCCCGTGGTGAGCGCTCCGTGATTCTGAGCCCTACCTACTACGCTGCAGTGCAGAAAGACACCATTGTGGGACAAGCTAACACCTACGGTGGAGCCGAAGGAGTCCGAGAGTATGAAGGCAACCGTGTCCACGGGTTTGACCTGTATGAATACACTGGAGCCATTAACGGTGCCAGCGCAACC